CATTATCATATTCTCTCAGAAAAAGGCCAACACCTGTCAAATCATTTGTATTCTTATAATACGCAGTATGATTACCTATAATTGTATGCACAGTAATCCCTAGTTCAGCCAACTTATCAAAATAATTATTTTTTGCCCATTCTAATGACACAAAATCAACACCCTTTCGGCTATCAAATGTATCACCCATATCAACTATGGTTGTGATGCCTTCTTTAATTAGAGTTGGAAAGAATATATCTTCGTAAAATTTTAAAAAGTAATCATGAAATAATTTTGAGTTTTTTCTCGCACCAAAATGTTGGTCTGTAATAATAGCAATCTTCACTGATAGTTCATCCTTGTTTGCACTGAATCTTTAATTTGGTTATAATCAGAACTGGTGCCTGTCATGTCACCATCAACAGTAAAGACTTCTTCATAACCAGATCTTTCAATAATTTTAGTTTTAATTTCTAATTGTTTCTTTTCTTTTTGTATTCTTCTAAGAAAAGCATAATGTATAATTTGTGTAAAATAAGCAAATGGATTCTTAGATTTTTCTGGATTAAAATTATTAATATATTGAACACAGTTTTCAATACCATCACATACCATGTCATCCTTAAACATGTAATTTACAAAGTTAGGTTTAAAGGATAAATGAGTTGCAATCTTAAGAAAACATTCCCCAAGATAATTTGTGATACGAGGTTTCGCTTCACCTCTCTCTGCAGCCAAGGCAACCTTCTCCTTGTACTCTACAATAGCGGCGAGGAACTCTTTGTTATTTACATAGTGTTCCGATCTTTTTCTTGCCATGAAATGTGTTGATAATGTTTATCTTTCATAATATTATTATACACTATTTTACAACGCTTGACAATACCCTAAAAAAGCATTACAATAACTCTGTAAGGGTTCAAAGGAAGGGATTAGCTATTCTTAAAGATATTCTCTAGGCTTGTACGAGCATCCTTAACATTAGATATGTAACCCATTTCTTTTGTCATCTTCGGTTTTGGTTTCTCTGTAGAAGGTTCGGTTTCATAATATGCTTTCACAAATTTATTATATGCTTTGATCACATCTTTATCATTAACCTCACATGTAGTGATAACGTTACTCATCTCTACTATATATATTTGTTCTCTACCTGTTTTTATCCAAGGTTCGATTTTAATTATACTGATTCCAGGCTTTCGAGTAAAATTTGAATGACCAACCATTGCAGGGCAGTCTAAAGATAATACATCAAGTTCTGGTGCAATCTCAACTTTTGCAATTACCTCTTCGCCTGTTTTTAATTTTACAACTGCTAAAAATTTATCTGACATTTTTTTAAAGGTATCGTAAGCATTTCATAATTAAAGTTTTCTTCGTTATAAATTTTAACTCTCTCCATCATATGATTTAAAGTATAGTTTTTTGAGGAACCGTATGTAATATCGTCAGCAATATCAAAAAGAGTTGCTTTAATTTTGTTGTCTCCTTTTCTTAAAACTCTACCTATGCTTTGTAAGTTTCGTATTTTTGATTTGTTGGGTGATGCAAATATAACGTTATGAAGATTTTTAATATTGATTCCTGTCGAGAAAGTTCCATATGATGCGATAATAATTGCATTATCTTCTTTTTCTGTGATTCTACGAACTTCTTCTCGGTCTTCAGTATCAACTCCTCCGTGAACAAAGAAACATTTTCTGTTTTCTTCCTTACTCTTATTTATGAGATCGAAGAGAGGCAGTCCATGTGTCTCAACTCTTGTATATAATATGAGTGTATTACCTTTTTGATCAAGAGTAAGATTTTTAATAAAGTTATTTCTCTGTGTATGTGTGATTAAATATTGTATTTCATCTTCATAGTTCTCAAACTTTCTTGCTGGATGTTTAAGTGTTAAAACTTTGATATTTAATTTTGATAGATATCCCTTCTTCATTAATTCATCTGTACGAATAATCTTATATGTAGGGCCAAATAATCCTTCTAATACCCACTTGTGTGTTTGTGTTCCATCAAGTGTTCCTGTAAAACCATATCGATATTTACAATCAAGCATCTTTGTCATGATACTGACTAAAGATTTTGATTTAAATAGATGTGCTTCATCACCTATGACCACATCAAAGTTATTAAAATACTTTCTATCCAGTTTATAGATTGACTGCCATGTAGTAATCGTAACATCATAATCACTCGTTTTATCTCTTCCAGCATATACTCGATGACAATTTTTCTCAACATCCCAACCATAATCTTCAAAATCTTTATACATTTGTTCAACAAGAGATGTTGTTGGAACTACAATTAAAATTTTACGATCATGTTCCACATGATATCTCGTGATTGCATAGATCATTAATGATTTACCAGATGCAGTCGGTGATAACAATAACTTACGATTGTGTTTTAAAGCATCGTGAATACCCATGATCTGATATGGTCTGGGTTTATGTTTTGATATACTCTTTACATAATCTGTTACACCCTCTGGCGATATCATTTCATTTTCTTCGAGTGGTAATCCATAAAATTTACTTCCTTCAAACTCGTAGGTATAATCTTTTCGATTACAAAATGATATAATACGATCTACGAGACCAACATAGATCTCATTTTTTCTCATATCATAAAGTCTTATCTTTCCATCCCAATACTTATTACGATATTGGGGCATAAATTTGGCGCCAGGAACCTCAAATGTAAAATGATCTGAAAGTTCATGATACACATATTGTTCCGATTCTATCGTAACAAATACTTCATTTTTCTTTTTGATAATTAAGTGGGTCATGTAAATCCAGCTTGGAATTTATGCCATTCAATTGAATTTTTGATTTGATATGTTCGATTCGATATCTGTTTAAGAATACTCTCTGTATAATTTATCATTACGTCATAGTATTCAACTTTTAAATTAGCATCTGATACTCGATCATCAGCATCCATGTATCTAATTAGTGCGTCTTTATCTCTAACTTTCTTTGGAAATGGTTCTTTTTCATACACTTCTGGATCTGCCTTACCAGAGTAGTATTCATATCTTTCATGACGAACACTCTTTTGTATTTTCTGAGCTTTTGTTCGTAATAAAATTAAATTGTTCAATATCTCATGATATTTAGAATGCAGTTGAGGAACCTTAATTGATTCTTCATGCATATTATCAATATCAATCTTACAGTCCTCTTGCCACATGGACTGAATCTTATCAAGATTTATCATGTAAAATTATTTTTTTGGAAAATTATCTAGTCGATTACCACTTGGGTCAGTAATATCATATATCAAATATTTGAAAGTTACTGAAGCAGTGAAGAAACTATAATCACGAGTTGTAACATCAAAGTCTAATGTTGAGAGTGAAACTGGAAATGCATCCTTAAAGTTTACATGAATACTTGGTCTATAATTACTACTTAAAATTTGTAAAGTAGCGTCCGAGTATTGAAAGTAAAGAGGGTCAGCTTCATCACCTACACTAGCATCAGTTCTGATGTCATCTTTTTTAAGTTGATCATACTGTCCTAGTTTTTCTGGATATCCAAGTCCAGTAATCCATTTGTAGATTGCAAGATAGTTCTCCATCTTTTCATCTACTAGAAAACGAACAGTCAAATCGTCATATAAAACTTTATCTCCAGGCACAGGAATATCCTTCAAGTAAGTTGGTTGAACTGCTGTTCCCATGCTTATTTGAGGTATGTTCGCAGATTGGCAAAGAAAATCAACCTTTGGTGTTTTAGTTAGTATTAACTTAAACCAACAGGAGACATATAGTTCCTATTAGCAATTTGTTTGTCAAAGGGTGATACTGAATCAGTCATTTACTTTTTGCAATTTTTTGATTCTCTTAGCATAGAGAATCTCAGCGTGTGAGTATAAAATTGGATTTTTCTTTGATCTTTTGATTTTTTTTATAACATTATAATTTTTAATAATTCTTTTTATACTATATTTTAATGCAGACCCTGTAGTTGATATAGTTGAAATCATATAAATCATTTCATGTGAACTCTTTATTATTTCTTTCATTCTTTTCAAAGTTGTAGTAGGAGCTATCAATTGAACGAAACAAATAGAATTTCTTTTACACAATTTGGCAAAATTTTTATTATCAGGAAATGATAAATCAACAACAATTAACCCATCAACACCAGATTCTTTACATTTTCGAATAAATTTTTTATCTCCATAATTAAATATCATTTGGTAGTAACCCATTAATATCATTGGTTTAGATGGTTTTATTTTCTTAAATCTTTTTACAAGTTTAAAAATATCATTTAATCGAATACCATTTTGTAAGGCTCTGTAAGAACTATTTTGAATATCTTTACCATCCGCAGTTGGGCAATTATGAGGTATTCCCCATTCTGCAATATCCAAATCCTTTGATATTGAATTAAGTATTTGTAGAGATTTATTCTTAGTATTATCACCACAAACTGTATAAGATATTAATGCGGGTCTATTTTCTTTTTTTGCAATCCTAAAGGCATTGTAAATAGAATTTTTCATCTGGGATAATATCCTAATTGCTCAATATAAATTTTTTTATCTTTGTAGCCTTTTCCACAATTATTGACTACAAGCACATCACTTTTTTTCAATTTTGGAGCTAAACGAATGCATTCACTCCATGCATGCGCTGGTTCCAAACTTGGTCTTATATCTTCTAATTTAGTAATTAACTTGAAAGCAGCTAATGCTTCTTTATCTGAAGCATTAGTGTATCGTGCTCTTCCAGAGTCTTTTAACAATCCATGTAAGGGACTCGAACCTGGATAATCTAAACCCGCACTCAATGAATGGGTTTCTGCTATTTGACCTTCTTTATCAGTCAAACAATATTGTGCAGCTCCATGTAAAATAGCTACCTTTGCGTT